ACTTTTGCAGTGTCAGCAGGTGCAGTTACTACAATGGCAATGACGGGTGGAAAGAAGTTCTACAAATATGAACTTCGCAGAAATACCGCAGAAGCTAAAGCAGACAACGCAGGTGAGGTAACTGCAGGAAGTGGTTATATCATGCAATCGGTTACTATGCAACTTGACAAGTTCGATGTGGCAAAGAGAAACGAAATAAGAGTCCTTGCACAAAAACCTTTGATTTTTATCGTTAAAGATAAGAATGATTTGTACAGTGTGTTTGGAGCTTACAACGGATTAGACTTGTCAACGGGAACTGCAGGTACAGGTAAAACTGCAAACGATCTAAACGGATTTGTTTTAACATTCACTGGAGAAGAAAAGACCTATCCATTAGGTGTATCTTCTGCTATCGTTACTACATTAATCTAATAAATTATAATTAATTAAAGGGAGGCTTAACGGCTTCCCTTTTTTTTTGTACTTAACTTTAAAAACAATATATTAATAGTAATGGTTAGACTTAATCTTGGGAGTAATGTGGTGGTTTTGACTTTATCTGAGAAGATAAGTATACCATCTCCTTACTATTTGTTTGAATTTATTAATAACCAAACACAACAAAAGTACTATTGCATTTCAACTGATTTAAGCCTATATCCTGATAGATATAATAAGTTTAACATAATAGTAAAGACAACGACTCCAAGTCCATTAGTAGGCGAAATAAACATACCTTTAGGGGATGAATACACCTACAATGTGTATGAACAAAGTAATAACACTAATTTAGACCCAAGTGGTTTAAATGTGGTTGAGAATGGATTGATGACTTATGACAAAGTAATAACTACCAGAGTAGAGTTAGAATCTACATTAACACGCAAAGCCTATGAGCCAAACTGAAATAACTAAGAACTACGCATTTAGCAAGTTCCCTTTATACGCAAACGAAACACCGATATTTAGGAAACAACCTAACTCGGTGTATGTTCCGTATGGTAAGAATAATGACTATTCAGATTACCTAAGTTATTTATACAATAATTCAGGGATTCATGGTGCAATCATAAAAGGGAAAGCTACTTATATCTATGGTAAAGGTTTTAAGATTAGAGCCGATTGGAATGGAGACAAAGTCGCACTTCAAAAGACTTTAAACTCAATCAACAGTTCTCAAACTGCGGATGAATTAGCAAGAAAGAAAATCTTTGAAAGGACTCTTTATGGTGGATGTGCGTATTTAATTGAGTGGGATGTTTTTGGCAACATAAAAAGTGTAAAGCTTCAACCATTCAACACCATTAGAACTAATGTTGACAAGTCAGAATTTTACATAAGTAAGGAATGGACCAGAGAACAAAGTGTTAATGCTAAATGGAAGAAAAGTAACGGGAAATTACCTGATGATGCAGTCACTTTACCTGCATTTAACCCACTAAAAAGAGAGGGAAAACAAATCCTTTACCTAATAGATGAGAACCCTGCAAGTGATATTTACCCATTACCTGAATATAATAGCGGAGCTACCCCAATAGAAACGGATATTGAGTGTAATTTCTTCCAATTAAATAATGTTAAGACTGGCTTCTCAGCAGGAACGATGGTCACCTTTTTTAATGGAACGGCAATAAACGAGGAGGAACAATTAGAGATTGAACATGGTTTCAAAAGTAAAGCTTCAGGGTCAGACAATGCAGGGGAGATTTTATTAAACTTTCAGAATCCAAACACAACTGCACCCGTTATTAGTCCTTTAAGAAGTAACGAATTAGATAAACAATACGAGCAATTAAGCAAGGATACGATTAATAAGATTCTTTATTCTCATCGTGTTAGTAACGGTTTACTTTTTGGTATTAAAACTCCAGGCGAACTTGGAGGCGGTAGGTCTGAATTTGATTTGTCTTGGGAACACTTTTCAAATACATATGTAAAGCCAAAACAACAAGAGGAGGAGGAAGACATGAACTACATTCTTAGTCTTTATGGTTTTGCAGGAAATCCCGTTCAATTAACTTCACTCGATCCGATTGGAATTGAATTGACCTCAGATATAATTAGTAGAACGATTGATGCGGATTCATTTGCAGATATGGTGTATGAAAGATTAGGAATTGAAAAGCCAAACCTTGTTAAAAAGGATGACATCTTAACTATTATCAATTCTAATCCTATCATTGCACCTAAGATTCTTGAAAGTCTAACTGCAAACGAGACAAGAAAATTAATAGGATTACCAGCGATTATCGGAGGCGATGTTTTAAAAACAAGTTTTGAAACTCAAGAGGATTTTATCTTGAATAAATTTTTAGAAATCGGAGAACCTGCTGAGAATTATGAGATAGTAAAATCTTGTTTTGTGTATAGTGATGCTGATAAATTTGCAGTCGAAGATGACCAAAAGTTATTAGATGAAATTAAAAAAGGCAAGGCTTATAAAATTTCAGACCTTGCAAAAAAGTTAAAGATAAGTGAAAGTGAAATATACAAGTCTTTAGAAAGATTAAATAAGTCAAATACTTTATTTGTTGACTATGGCGAATCAAACGGAGAAATAACCATCACTCCAAAAGAAATACAAGAACCACCCACGCAAGAGGTTGGATTAGAAACTAAATGGAGATACACAACTAATTTAACTCCAAAGTTATTAGATACAAGCAGAAAGTTTTGTGTTGATTTAATCGAAGCAGACCTTTTATATTCAAGAGTTCAGATTGATAATATGCAAAATGTGGCAAATACAAAAGGATATAACGAAGATGTGTTTAAATATAAAGGAGGATGGCAGACTTTAGAGGGAACAAATATTCATATCCCATCTTGTCGCCATTTTTGGGAATCAGTTTTAGTTAAAAAGAAAAAATAAGAGATGAGTTTAAAACCTTTATTCGTATCCACAGCAACCATTAAGAAATATGGTGTAATAGAAAATAATGTCGATGACAAGTTGATTGCTCAGACTATTATAATGGTGCAAGATATACAACTGCAACAAATCTTAGGTTCAGACCTTTATAACGAAATTGCCGACCAAATAAACGCATCAACTTTAACAAGCTTGAATCAGACTTTGTTAGATGAGTATATTCGTGACTTTATTATTAACGCTACTATTTCAGATGGTGCTATAATATTTAACTATCGATTCTCTAATAAAGGAGTAGTAACTCAAAACTCCGATAACCAACAACCAGTAAGCCAAAGAGAACTTGAATTGATTGAGCAAAAGTGGGGCAGAATGGCTGAGTTTTACGGCAAGAGGTTGAGTGGTTATTTAGCAGAAAACTCTAATATTTATCCTTTATGGATGAGTGGCAATAATAACCTACAAGACATTCAATCAAGAGAATTAGGTTATAATACAGGTATCTATTTAGGCTCATCAAGAAGAAAAAACAATGAACGAAAATACTATCCCTACTGCAAAGACTGCTAACAAGAAAATTACTAAAAAGAATCTTCAGAAGTTAATGGTTTATATCGAAAAAAAGACTAAATGATAACCAAGAATATTCTATATCAGTATTTCAAGGATTTTGCAGATAATCATTTGCAAATTAAAGACTATGGGTATGGTGACCTTTGGGAAATTAGTTCAAGTCAAGCAACAACTTACCCTTTATTTTGGGTTAGTCCACAACCAAGTAGTATAAGTGGCAAAGAAATAAATTATAACTTTAATATCTTAATAGGGGATAGACTTGAAGATGGTGATGGCAATAAAGTAGAGGTTGAAAGTGATACTTTCCAAATAGGTTTAGACTTATTTGCAACTTTAAATTTACACACAGAATTAGACTTAGACACCAATAATACTTTAACTCCTTTCATACACGATTTCAAAGATAGGATTGCAGGTCATTTAATAACTTTGAGTGTATCAGCTCCATTCGATTACAATGAGTGTGCAGTCCCAACTACGGGAACACCTCAACCACCTGCATCAAGTTGTCCAAGTGCATTTATAACAATAAACGGAGTAAGTTATGGAAGTGTAGGAAGTGGAGGAACTGAAGATATAGCGGTTGTGGATGGCAGTGGCAACCAAGTCGGTTCACTTGTTAGTGGTAATTGGGTAGTATCAACTTCATGCCCTAATGCAAGTGCAGTACTTAAAAACTCTTTAGGTACTACCTTATCAACTACAAGCATAGCAAGTGGGGCGAGTGCTAATATAACTGCACCTGACTCGACAATAACAATTAACTCAGCATCTTTCTTAACTAATCCGAGTGGTGTTAACCCTAATATTTTAGTTAAAGATGGAACGGGGACTCAAGTAGGTAGTAAGATAGGTAGCGAATGGATTGTTCCTACAAATGATAAGACTTTAATTTTTCAGTATGATTTTCAAATCTCAACTACTGATATAATTGCAACGGTAACGGCTGACATGGCAGGGACATTTACTGCGACTACAAACGATGGTTCAAGTGGAACGATAACCTTCAGTAAAAATGGGGGTTCTTTTGTAGCTTTTAGTAGTCCTTTGGTCTTGGCTACCAGCGATACTCTTGCAGTTAAAAGGACAACTTCAACGGCTTTGGGATGGGTTAAAATAACAGGAACATATGCCTAAAAAAGTGTTTATATTTGGGAGTTATAATCCAATTAGTTTTCAACCTGAGACAACTGATTATTTAAATGTAATTGCAGTACCAAATGATTCAACTATTTATTATTCAGGAACGGCACAACAAATAACGGGGGGTGCTATCTGGACTGCCTTAGATGCGTTTGTAGTAAGTATAAAAAATACTTTTAGTTTAACATTAGGAACAAATAATTTAAGCACTAAATTCCCTGCTATTTATCCTATGATTGGTGGAACTGCAACAAGTCATAAATATAATCTTTGCAATCCTTTAGATACTAATGGAGCATTCAGATTGTCATTTAGTGGGGGTTGGGTACATCAATCGACTGGAGCATTACCTAATGGAACAAATGCAATAGCATCAACATTTCTTGCCCCAAGTGTTGCTATGTCATTAAATAGTTCACATATAGGGTATTATTCAAGAACAAATAGTGTAGCAATATCAATGGTTGAAATGGGAATAATTGGCCCACCATCCATATATATAGCCCCAAGATATGGAAGTATAGGAGAAGCATATCGTGCCGTTCATTCAAATCAATCAGCCCCAACGATTGCGAATTTAAATATGTCTGCTTATTATCAAGCAAATAGAGTAAATTCTACAACTGCAATATTATATAGAAATAAAACTGCACAATTTACGGATTCATTAACATCAACTGCATTGACAAATGTGCCTATTTATATTGGTGGTGTTTCTGGTGCGAATAGTGATAGAGAGTGTGCATATGCATCAATAGGTATAGGTATGACTCCAACAGAACAAGGCAATTATTATGATGCAATACAACAACTACAAACAAGTTTATTTAGACAAGTATAATGAAAGTAGCAATATTAAATTTTGAACAACATAGACAATTAATCGGGCAAAGATTTGCCGATTCAATGTTTTATAATCCCATTTTAATTTCTTCGGGATATATCATTTTAACTGAGCAAGAAATAGACCAAACAACTGAGCAAAGTTTGCTATGGGTTAAAGACCTTCCATTGGTTGAATTAGACACTTTAACTCCACCTGATACAACCCCACCAACATTAAGCCCTTATGCAGTGGTAATTCCAAGTGAATTTCAATGGGTTTTTGTAGGGGATAAAATAACAATAGGGGGATTTTATATCCCTTTAGATAATTATAACTCAAGTAAGGTAGTTAATTTGGCTTATTTCTCATGGGTAGAATTTAGGAAAGAATTAGATTCAGGGAAATACCAAGATTTAAAATCTGCCCTTATGCCTTTATGGGATTATGTCGCAACGCAAGTACAAAACGGGAATGTAATTCAATTATGAAAGGGCTAATCTTGTTTATAACGGCTTTAATTCTTAAGGGTATTTTTTACCCTTTAGGGTTCTGCTATTCAATAGTCTTAACTTTGTTTAAGAACGGCTACCAAGAATTAGACAATTATCTATTCAAGTGTGCAATAGCTGATGACCAACAAGCAAATACTTATCTTGCTAAATTATTTAACGACATACTTATAAAAAAAGGAGGTCATAAATTTGGTAATCCTGATGAGACTATCTCCAGTGTGTTAGGAAAAAACTTTTTAATCAAAAAACTTTCTTTAATAGGTAAATTTTTAAATTGGATTCTAAACCTTATCGAAAAAGACCATTCAATAAAAGCAATAGAAGAATGAAACAGTCAGTTAAATTTATATTTTTTTGGTGTTCAAATATTTGGAAAGAAAGATTTGAGGAAATTTGTGCAGTCGGAGTGTCTTTAGGATTGTCTTGTTTGTGATTTACAATATTATATATATAGTGCATCAAGTGAGAAGTCATATGGGGGAGTTGTGTGGGACTATTTTGTTTTTAGTCTTAGGACATAACATCGACATGACCGACAAGCTTATCACTTTTATTTTTTCAGTGGGTGCAGGTTTATTCGTTCACATCCTTAAGGAGATAAACATCGGACAAATTATAGTACAATTATTTAAAAAGAAAAATGACAACAAGAAAAACTAATACACCTCGCTGGTTATCTTTACTAAGAAAGGCTATGATTTATTTAGGAGGTGCGACCTTTTTGCCGATGTTCTTTACAAAGGCAGGGATAAAAGATGTTGAGTTTGCCTTACAGTGTTGGATGACCGCATTAGGAATATTACAGTTATACATAGATTCAATGTACAGGAAAGAAAAAGATGTTTATACACCATGAAACACATAGAAATAGCAATTGGACAAATAGGAGTTGAAGAACAACCAATAGGAAGCAATTGGGGAGCTGATGTTAAGAAATATCTTAATAGTGTAGGTATCAATTTTCCTGCATCTTGGTGTATGGCTTTTGTTTATTGGTGTTGCAAAGAAGCAGGGGTAAACATATTTAAAACGGGCGGAGTTTTGGCTCAATGGAATAAAACACCGAAAGAAAAGAAGTCATTGACTCCAGTAGTAGGCTCAATTTTTATAATGGACTTTGGTAAGGGTTTAGGTCATACGGGTTTTGTTGAAAAAATAGACGGGTTAAACATTCACACCATTGAGGGCAACACAAATGATACAGGAAGCCGAGAGGGTTACGAGGTGTGTAGAAGAATTAGAAAAATAAATACAATGAAAGGATTTATTATTGTATCTTTGTAGAGATTAAAAAGTAGATGTTGTTTTTTCATAAGTTAAAGGAACCCTGAGAAATCGGGGTTTTTTTATGTCACAATATTTTTAAAATTCATCCCGTAGCAATGTTGTATATTCTCTACATTAACCCCTATTTTGAGGGCTATTGACAACATTATCGGACATTCCAATATGCAATATTTATATATTCCTGCATATTATATTGTGCATTTTAGCCATTTTATATGCTTATACATATTATATTAATAAATATTTTGTATTGTCAATTTAAAATTGTAATATTGTCGAATGATTGAGAATTTAATAACAGTACGCAATTATGCTCTACAAAATGGGAAAACTACCCAATGGGCATATGACCAAGTCAGAAAAAAGACGGTTAAATCGGTGGAGATTGATGGTGTAAAATTTATAGTAAAATGACCGAGCAAGAATACATCATACTTTTAGAAACCGAACTAAAGAGAAAGTACGCAATGGTTAAAATAGTAGAATACCAGTGGAGATATACCGTTCATTTTGGGCAAACTGAATTTGTATCGTTTGCGAATCTTCAAAAGTCAACAATTAAACCTTTAATCTCTGAGGGGATTTTACCTTTAACAATTAAAAATTTATTAAAATGAGCAATAAAAAACAAACGGCAGTAGATTGGCTAATTGAACAAATAGAAAATAAGAATGGGAAAGAATATAGTTCCTATTTTGTAGAGTTTATAGAACAAGCCAAAGCAATGGAGAAAGAGAATATGAAACAATTTTTTATCAGTGGGTACTTGTTAGAGAATGATGAAATGATTGCTAATGAGACTAATCCTATTATTGAATTTGAACAACTTTACAAAGAAACTTATGAGCAATAAAAAACAAACGGCAGTTGAATGGTTAGTTGATAGCATTTGGCAAAGCGAACCTACCTTGCATCAAAAAGTATTAATAGAACAAGCCAAATCAATGGAGAAAGAGCAGATAATGGATGCAGTTGATATTGGATTTGAAGAAGGTTGTAAATTCCCCGAAGATATTAAACTGAATAACGCAGAACAATACTACAAAGAAACTTATGAAAAATAAATTAATCTTAGCACTAATCTGCTTACTGGCAAGTTGCCAATCAGATACAAAAATAATCTACACAAAAGATTATACAACCACAAACAAACCTTGCATTTGTAATTATGCATATGATAAGGGGTTTATTGGTACAATTTGGTTCCAAGATTCATGCAATAAATACAACATAGGAGATACAATCAAATGAAAAAATTAATTATTATACTCCTAATCCTAAGCAGTTGCCAAAGTTATCGAGCAGAAAGAAAAATAAACAAGCTCAAGCAATGGGGTTATCTATCCGACTCAACCATTGTCAAATATGACACGATTAGAGGCTTTAATTTGGACTCTATTTATATTTTTGATACACTGAGTAAGATAGATACAATTAGCATCGTTAAAAACGGGATTAAATCGGTAACGGTTATAAAGTGGAAAGAACGCCAGGTAAGACAAATCTTAACTCAAAAGGATACCATTTTTGAACATAAGTTTACAACCAAAGTAATTAAAGAAAAATGCAAATGGTGGAAATGGGATAATATATCTGCATGGATATTTATTATTTGGTTGATACTATCTTTAATTTGGGTTATTTATATTTGCATTTACTCAATTAAAAATTTTTAACAATGACATTAAAAGAACAACAAACACACTTTACAGAGTTAGTCAAATTAATGGAACACACCCTATTCAAAAAAGGTGATGACTACGCTAATGCAGACCGTTTAAGCAACTTTAAACTAAGCGGTGCTATCTCAGGGACGGATGCAAAACAAATAGCATTAGATTTAATTGCGGTTAAAGTATCCAGGTTGGGAAACCTATTCCATTCTGAGAAAGTAAACAACGAAAGTATATCGGATAGCATTTTGGATCTCGCCAACTATTCTATTTTGCTTCACATGATAGTCAACGAGGGACTATATACCAAAGATGAGAAACATACCTGCTATGAATGTCCTGAATTTACCTGCAACTGCAAAATACTTTGTGAAAGAAATCCATCAAACCTATGATTTATCTACTAATTTATCTTATTGGGGCGATTCTTTGTGTGGGGTTCATTGGTCAAGATGATTCACTCTAAAAAATAATCGGCTAATTTTCACATAGTTACAAATATCTTTCAATTATTTACACTTTAAAGTTTTAAAATATAAAATAAAGCCTATATTTGCACTACTTATTTATAACATTATGACAAAAAATAAAAAACTTTACGACAATTTACAAGTCATCGGATTGGGAATCTTTAATCTTGTTTTACTTTCGGCTTATGTATGGAACATTTTAATCAGAATAGTATGAGTTACAAACCTAAAAACAACTGGCACTTTAACAATCATATAAACACTTGTTTTACTGATGAGCAATTTGAACAACTTGAAGAATGTTATATTTTCTCAGGCGAAGATATCTACATCAATCAATTATGGTGCGATGCGTATGGAGATTTTCACTTTGATTTTAACTTTAAAGGCGTTGAGTTTAAAGGCAAAAGAAAACTTGACTCAGTCAACCGAGCATTATGGGCAGATGAGACAAGGGAGTACATAGAGTTTGACATGGCTTTAGACCTTTTGTCTCACGATGCAATGAACGATGTTTATCACAATTACGAACTTTACAAATAAGCAAATTAAGCGACATATTAAGAGACCAAAGAAAGTCATTAGGCTTAAAACAAAAGCAAATAGCTGATAAGTTACACATCACTCAACAAGGTTATTCTAAAATAGAAAATAATCCAGAAATGCTAACTTTATCCAGGTTAAACCAAGTGTGCGACATACTTAAAATAAAAATAGAAATAGAAATCAAATGAAAATAACAATATCAAAAACAATCAAACAAGAAGTCGAATTACCTAAGTATTGGGTATCTGACTCAGGTGCTTACTTCCATAAACTAATGGGAGAAGACAGTGTATTAGAGGTGGCTTATAACCATCTTAAACTAACAAGTATTCAAGGCGGAGCTTGTTCAGGTGTGAATGAAATATCTGAAGAACAATTTAACTTAAAACTTAACGAAATCAAATCACTTTTAAACCTTTAAGCTAATGAGTAACCTACCTACAATACAAGAACTACACGAAGAAAATGCTTTAGTTAGCTACAAGAACGACCAACTTAACCTACTACTTAACCAAGAGCCAAAAAAAGAATGGGTTAAAGAACACCCATTCGTTAAAGGGCATAAGTACATCCCGATTGACAAAGTGGAGTTTATGCTTCGCAAGATTTTTAAGAAGTACTCAATCGAGATTACCGGTCAAGGGACTTCTTTCAATGGAGTATGGGTTACAGTTCGTGTTCATTACTTCCATCCAACGGAGGCGACTATGATGTATCACGATGGCATCGGGGCGGTCCAGTTGCAAACTGCAAAGGGGACAAGTCCTGCTGACCTTGCGAATATAAACAACGGTGCTTTGTCTATGGCTTATCCTATTGCTAAAACTTTGGCTATTAAGGATGCGTGTGACCACTTCGGAAAGTTATTTGGATGTGACCTTAACCGCAAAGATACAATGGCCTTTAAAATTGATGTGACACCTGAAGACCTTAAAGAACAGTTGATTGAATTGTTTGAAATCAAAAAAGAAAGTTTATCTTTGAATGAGCAAGAACATTTTGATCGTATCATAAAAATGTCTGAGAAAAAATCTTATCAAAAATCCATAGACTATTTATCTAAATTATGAGCATACAACTAAATAAAAACCGAATCGGCAACATCAGTTCTTCAAACATCCATAAATTAATGGGAAGCAAGAAGCCGAAAGAAACCTATCTAACCGAGCTTTCATACGAGAGACGGTTAGGTAGGTCACTGAGCAACGAAACAACTTCTAAGCCTACATCATGGGGGCATCTACTTGAGGGTATTGTTTTTAATCAATTAGGTTTTGAGTATTCTCTTGTTTCAGATGAAACAATAAAACACCCCGACTTTGACTATTGGTGTGGAAGTCCTGACGGTTACACTGTTAATTCAGTTATTGACATAAAGTGTCCATTTACACTGAAATCGTTTGTAGAACTTGTAGACATCCAAGACATCGACACTTTCAAATACGAAAGACCTGAGTACTACTGGCAACTTGTGAGCAATAGTATCCTTTTAGGGAAACAATTTGCTGAATTAATCGTATATTGTCCTTATGAAGATGACTTAGGAATAATAAAACATCAGGCTCAAAATGTAGATGCTCAAGACCTGTATAAATACTATTGGTTAGGCTCAGCAACAAACGAGGAAATCCCATATATACTACCAGGTGAGGAGTTTAAAGACCTAAACATCTTTAAATTTGAAGTACCTCAAGAAGACAAAGACTTATTAACCGAAACAATTAAACAAATTAAATTATAAATCATGGCAGAAATTTTATCAGGGTCAATCGACCTATCAAAAATCGACAAATCTAAAATCGTTGAAAAAAAATTAAAAGACGGTTCAATGGGGAAATTCTTAAACATCAACATCGCAATCAATAATGAGGCGGATGTGTACGGGAACATCGCAGGACTAACCATATCACAAACCCAAGAGGAACGCACCGCCAAGACTAAGAAAGTTTATCTTGGTAACTTAAAAAGAGTTTGGAGTGATGCTCCAGCACCGACTTTAGAAACATCAAAACAAGAAGAAGATTTAAACCTACCTTTTTAATCTACACTTATGGGACTACTACAACTACTATCCGAACAACCTCACGAACCCTCCTCAAGTGTTATGCTTGAGGGGTTCAAGTACGAACACCTCTATAACATTAGAGCTGAAATATTGACCTCTAAACGATTTGCAAAGTGGAGAAAATCGATCAAAAAAGAACTTAAAAATATCCAAAATGAACATAATAACTAAGGCAATCGGAGTGTTTTACAACACGACAAAAGAAACAGGTCAAAACCTTGAAGCTTCAAAAGAAAAGGCAAGGACTCAAACCCAATTACTCCTGGATAGGTTGCCTATTAACCAAGAGTTCTCCGCTTGGACTATTTTTAATCAGAATATGTTAGGTGTTCACACTCCAATAACATCTATTAGGAGAGCATTAAACACACTTGAGAGGCATGGCAAGATTGAGAAAGTTGGGAAAAGAATTGGGAATTTAGACAAAACGGAATATACTTATAAATTAATTTTGGAAAGTTAAAATACTTTACTATATTTGCAATGTTATGATGTGTAGAAGACATCTTTAAATAACAAGATATTAGCCACATTTACAAGTTGCACTTCTACTGCACTTGTGAATAGTGGCTTTTTTTATTACAAAAAACAATGATTGAAATAAATATTAATTATATATTATCATATAAGATAAAAAAAAGGAATGATTATTCTAAAGGGGGTTTTTATTTAATTTTAAATACTTTAAATAATAAAACATATATTGGCAAAAGTATAGATTATTTAGCAAGGTTAAAACAACATTTATATATATCAAACAATAGAACTTTAATTGATATTGAACTAAAAAAGTCTATCAATAATTATAAATTTTACTTACTTCATAGTTATACCGAATTTGATATTAATTTTTATAATAGAAATAAAAGTACAATTATTGAGCAAAAATTAATTAAAGAAAAAAAATCATACTACCCTTATGGGTTTAATATTGCATACTATGAACATATTTGAATTAAATAGAACTTTTTGGAATTTTGCTTTCAATAATCCTGAGAAAATAAAACCTACTCATTGTGCAATTTATTATTTTGCTTTAGAACATTGTAATAGATTAGGTTGGAAGCACAAATTTGGTTTCCCCACTTCAATGGTATTAGAAGCTACTGGCATTAAAAGTTACTCAGTTTATAAAAAAACATTTGATGAATTAGTTGAATATGAATTTTTTGAAGTTATTGAGTATAGCAAAAATCAGTATTCATCCAACATAATTGCTTTGAAAGAAAATGATAAAGCAACTACTAAAGCATTAGACAAAGCAATGATAAAGCATAGTACAAAGCATGGTACAAAGCAAGATGAAAGCATTGATAGTATAAATAAACAAGTAAACAAAGAACAAATAAACAATGTTACAATACCGTCATTTGATATTTTTTTTGAATATGTTAAAACTTTATCTTCATACAAAGCAGAATTAGAATATGCAGTTAAAGTTAAATATAATAATTGGGTAGATAATAAATGGAGAGATGGTAATAACGATGAGATTAAAAATTGGAAAAACAAAATAATGAATACAATGGCATATATGAAAGTAATAGTAGACCCAAATAAGCCGATTGACTTAGCAGAATATTTTAAAAATAGACTATGACATACTCAGACTACGGAATAGAACTAAAAACAAGTAAGACTTCAGGAGAGGTGCAGACTACTTGTCCAGCGTGTTCTCATGAACGCAAAAAGAAAACTGACAAATGTCTTTCAGTCAATTTAGATAAAGAAGTTTGGTTTTGCAATCATTGTGGTCATAAAGGGAAATTGAAACAAGAACGCAATATTGAATACAAAGTACCTGAATGGAAGAATAAAACAAACTTAGAGGATTCAGTTATTAAATTCTTTGAAGCTCGTAAGATATCTCAAGGGACATTGCAAAGAGCAAAGGTTACCGATGGTAGCGAATGGATGCCAAAGGCTCAGAAAGAAATACCAACGATTCAATTTAATTACTTTAGAGATGACAAATTAATCAATGTAAAGTACAGGGGCAAGGATAAAGATTTTAAAATGTTCAAAGATGGCGAATTAATCTTCTACAATTTAGACTGTCTAAAATCCTGCACCGATGTTTTTATTGTTGAGGGCGAAATGGATGCCTTGACATTTATTGAATGTGGAATTTTAAATGTTATTAGCGTCCCAAATGGTGCAACATTGACAAATAACAATTTAAGTTATGTCGATAATTGTTTAGATTATTTAGATGGCAAGAGGTTTATTTTAGCATTAGACAATGATACTCCAGGTAGAAAGTTGAGACAAGAACTTTGCGATAGACTTGGTATTGAAAATTGTTTATTTTTGGAATTTGATGGGTGCAAGGATGCAAACGAATATTTAATCAAAGAAGATGTAAACCGATTTAGAGAAGCGGTTAAGAATGTGAAAGAATTTCCTTTAGAGGGTAGTTTTACTATTTCAGATATTGGAGATGATATTTTTGATCTATATCAAAATGGTTTGGACATGGGTGTCAATACTCATATACCTAACTTTAATTTAAGATTTGTAAAGGGATATATCACAACGGTTACAGGTATACCATCACATGGAAAGTCTGACTTTTTAGATTACATTTGTTTGAGTTTACATCGACAAGCAGGTTGGAAAGGTGCATTTTATTCGCCTGAGAATAAGCCTACACAATTACACTTTTCAAAGATGGCTCGTAAGATAATGGGAAAGGCATGGCATGGGGATAATAAGATGACATGGGAGGAAGTTCAAAAGGTTGGGACTTATTTAGACTCTGAGGTATTTTTTATTAAACCTGAAAAGGATTTCACAATAGAATCAATATTAAAATCGGTTAAGATTTTAAAGAGAAGAGTTGGTTTAGATTATTTTGTGATTGATGCTTGGAATAAGCTCGAGCATAAATACACTGGCAATGAGACCAAGTACATTGGGGAAACCTTAGACAAGATTGCACAATTTTGTGAGGTTGAAAATATCCATTGTTTTATTGTGGCCCATCCTACAAAGATGCAAAAACTAAAAGATTCAGATTTTTATCAAATGCCAACCTTATACGATGTGAGTGGTTCAAGTAACTTTTATAATAAATCCGATAACGGTTTGGTAGTTTATAGAGACTTTGCTTCAGGGCAAACAATAGTGAATATTTTAAAGGTTAAATTTTCGCATTGGGGAGAAGTTGGTCAGTCAGTTTTTAAATATGACTTGCCAAGTGGAAGATATTACAACGATGAATATACAAGAACTGAAAAATGGATAAAATAAAAGACATAATTAAAGAAAAATTCCCAAATGCAAACACTCAGAATCAAGGTCATTTGCTATGGGTTTGGGAGAAAGGCAAATTAATTGAGAGATTTGATTTGAATTACTGCCAATATTTATTAGATTGCAACGAATTAGAAACATACTTAAATAACTTAAAAGAAAAACAATAATGACAACAACAACCGATTCAAAACAGTACACCGAAAGCCAGTATAGAAGATTATACAAGACTTTACTAAATGACCATCACAACCTAAGAACTAAATATGTTCAGGCGGTAAACGAAAACAAACTATTAAAAGCAAAAATTGAAAGACCAGTGCGACAAGATGTTGGAGCTGACATCCAAAAGGTAAAGGATGTCATTAATAACGAATTTGGGGTTGATATTGATGTACAAATTAGGCAGAGAGATGTTATTGATGCCCGTTCAATGTATTATAGATATGTTAGGGATAACACTTTAATGTCATTGCAAAAGATAGCAAGTACATTAGATATGAATCACAATCACGCTACGCTTTATAACGCATTGAATAAGCATGATGACAATATGCTATATGACAAAGTTTATAAAGGCAAATATGAAACTATATTGCAAAAAATAAATGATGTTGATTTGTCGTGTAAAAATGATAAAAACATTTAATTATTTTTGTATATGGAAAATTTTAAAGAGATAGATTTTAAAGGCAGAGTACATTGCGTTACTGAGTCAGGCAAAGTTTTACAATACAATAGAACTAAGTATAGAAAAACTTTTATGAATACAAGTGGATACGAGTATTTTACATTAGATAAGGCTTATTTAGTTCATAGGATGGTAGCAATAGCATATATTCCTAACCCATTAAATAAGAAATTTGTAAATCACATTGATGGTAATAAATGGAATAATCATGTAAGTAACTTAGAATGGGTTACCCAAAGCGAAAATGAAAAGCATTCCTTAGATGTATTAGGCAATAAAAGGAATATTGAAGGGTTGAGTAAAACTTGGATTAATAGTCCTAACAAGAAAAAAATAAACCTTTTCGATCTAAACGATAATTTTATTAGGGAGTTTGATAGCCAGAATGAATGTGCTAAGTTTTTAAATGTTTCTCACACTGCAGTTTCAAATCATATTGTTGGAATTACTAAAAAAATAGCATCGAATTATAAATTAAAACGATTATGAAAACACAACAAATAACGATTAAGTATTCTAAAGGATTAGAGAGTAGCACTCAGGTAATAGATTTAAAAGACTATTACAAAGCCAAATCAAGATTGGAGAAATTAGGATATAAAGTAGAAAAATTATGAATGTACTAAGTTTATTTGATGGAATGAGTTGCGGTCAACAAGCTTTAGAAAGAGCAGGTTTTAAAGTAGACAATTACTTTGCCTCTGAGATTGATAAGTATGCAATTAAAGTCACAATCGCTAATTACCCAAATACTGTTCAATTAGGTTCGGTTATCGATGTTGATGGATATAAACTACCTAAAATTGATTTGCTGATTGGAGGTAGTCCTTGTCAAAGTTTCTCTTTTGCAGGTAAACGCAAAGGTATGAGTACTAAAGATGAGCAAGAGATACTAACTTTAGAACATTATTTACAATTAAAGTCTGAGGGATTTGAGTTTGAAGGTCAATCATATTTATTTTGGGAATATATGAGGATATTGAATGAGGTTAAACCTAAATACTTTCTGCTTGAAAATGTAATGATGGGAGAAAAGTGGGAGAAGATATTGTCTAAGGCAATCGGAGTTAACCCAATTATGATTAATTCAAGTTTAGTATCGGCTCAAAATAGACAAAGACTATATTAGACTAATATAGGTATGCAACCTGGCGGATTGTTTGGCGATTTGGAAAGTATAATCGAACAACCAAAAGACAAAGGAATTTTACTTAAAGATATTTTAGAAAGTCAGGTAGATAAGAAACATTACATAAGCGAAAAGATGATTAATAAAATTAAACGGTATCAAAATGGGGAAAAATGTTTAACAGTAAATGACAAATCAAAATGTTTAAACGCAGGCTATTATAAACAAGGTAGAGACAATCAATATATTGTTCATAATATGATGCCAAGATCTTCTAAAAGTGGCAAAGGTGGTACTGGACATTTATCAAGAACCGATGGAAAAACTTATTGTCTTGATACAGGTTTTACAAATGCAATCGAAATAAAAACTTATAACAATATAAGATTAAATGAAACTATTAAAAAAAATATAGATAATATTAAAGATAATGATATGTTAAATTGTTATAATAAAACCATTCATTCTGATAAATCTATTACAATAAATACAAGAGTAAGTGCGAGTAATTGTACTTTTATTTATAATAAAAATTCTAACATTAGAAAATTAACACCAATAGAATGCGAAAGACTCCAAACAGTTAAAGACAATTATACTAACCATGTATCAGACTCACAAAGATATAAAATGTTAGGCAACGGTTTGACTGTTGATGTTATTGCCCACATTTTTAAATACATTAAACTATGAAAACCTGCAAAATATGTCTCAATGAGTTTGAACCGAGTAAACCTTTACAAGTTACTTGTTCTTACAAATGTGCGTTAGACTACGCAAGAGGTAAGATGGCAAAGAAAGTCAAGAAAGAAAACAAGGAGATTAAAGAAAGAATAAAGACCAAGAGCCAACACTTAAAGGAGCTTCAAACTATTTTTAATCGTTTTATCAGGACAAGAGACAAGGGGCAAAATTGTATCAGTTGCGATGCTAAGATAAAAGGTAACGGTCACGCTTCACACTTTTTTTCGGTAGGCTCAAACCCAGCATTAAGATTTAATGAGAATAATTGTTTTGTATCTTGCGAGTATTGTAATACATATTTGCATGGTAATTTATTTGAATATTCAATAAGATTGCCTGAAAGAATAGGAGAAGAAGCATACAATAAATTACTATCTTCTAAGGGAGATAAACTGCATTTGAGCATTACTGAAATAGATGAACTTAAAACCATTTATAAAAATAAAATAAAAGACCTTCTTTAAAAAATAATTTTGTACTTTCAAAATAAAAATTTAATATTGTAAACGAAATGAACGCACCTGAACAAACACCACTTCAGAAATACATTGACCGCCTTGTTGATTTAGTTGCCCAAAAAGAGGGCGGATGCTCTCGACTAAGAAAACCTACAAAGGTTGAGTTTTGGGTTCATAGACCAAACTACACAACGGTAGTTACAGTTGAGTATACCGAGTTAGAAAGGTGTATGATGTTAGCGACATACCCTGAACACTTAAGAAAATACATTGAGTGAGAGATTCAATATACTACTTTGTGAGTTTAACGACTCAAAGATTTTCAACGATTATTGTAGAAGATACGGACATAACGACCACCAAGAATTAAAGTCTGAAGTATTGGCAATCTTACTTGAATTACCACAACACAAAAAGGATACCATTGCAGAGAACAACTATCTAACCCCATACGCTTTGCAGATTTTAAAGTTTCAAGTTAGCCATTGTAATTGGACTGCATTTAGAAAGAAGTTTGGGAATAGAGAGAACTTAGTTTTAGTTGAGACATTTGAGGATGTTGAAGATGTTGAGTATTTTGAAGATGAGATAGAAGTTGAGAAGATAGTAGCCAAAATAGAGGAGGATATGCTCGATCAAAATAACAAATACTTTTATCATTCAAGATTACTAAACGAGCTTATTATCACTGGAGTAAACACCAAACAACTAAGCCGAGACATTGGCATCCCATATACATCCGTTAGACACGCAATAAAAGAATATAGACAATACCTTAAAGAATGGTTAAAATAATATACATAAACGAAAAGGATTCAGGTATCGGCTACCATCGTTTACAAGTCCCATTTGCAAACTTGGATGAGGATTATAAGGATTTAGACATTAAAGGGACTAATGGTTTCACTTTAGAGCTACATCCGAGACAATTTGATATAGTCGTTTTAAACCGAATGTATAAACACGATGAGGATTATTTGTTAAAGGCGAAAGATAGCGGTTGTAAAATTATCCTGGATATAGATGATTGGATTCAATTACCTAACTACCATTACAAAGATGGAATTAAGGATTCAATAGTAGAGAGTAGGATATTAGATGCGATTAGTTATGCTGATGTTATATGGACTGCATCAGAGTTTCTTAAAGAGTGTTTAAAAGACTATCATTCAAACATAGTTTATATCCCTAACGCAATAGACTTTACTCAACCTCAGTTTATACCTCAGAGACAAAAACAAGACAAGTATACTATCGGATGGATTGGGGCGAATAATCACCATTTAGACTTGAAGAAGATGGCAGAACCATTTACGAAGTTACTTAAGAATAAGAATCATAAGTTATTGTTAGGTGGTTACAATGATTTGTCAAAGGAATATTACGAGCTTATTGAGGGTTACTTTACTTCTAACTATCAAAGACCACCAAGTCAGTATATGAGGGTTGAGTGGATGGATGTAATGAACTATGCTTTAATGTATAATTTAATGGATTGTGCAATAGCTCCGTTAAACTCTGATAAGTTTAGCCAGTGCAAGTCAAATCTTAAAGTCTTGGAGGCAGGAGCTTTTAGTTTGCCGATTATTTGTAGTAATGTCGAGCCTTACAAAGAGTTTATTGAACAAGGCTTAGTACTTACACCTAAAGGGGATTGGGATGGGGTTATGAAAAGTTTAATCAGTAACCCGATAAAAGGGATTCAGTTAGGTGCGAAGCTTCACGAATATGTTAAAGAGAATTATAATATTAAAACAGTTAATAAAAAAAGATATGCAAGTATTACAAGCCTTATGGATTAGTGGTTTAGCTTTAGGCTTCCATGAATTTATGTCCTACCTGATTAGTAAGTTCCCAAATAGAAAACTAAAAAAACCTTTTTCATGTCCTACCTGTATGTCATTTTGGTTTGGGTTGATTAGTTCAATTATACTTTTCGATCCCTTGCTTATTTTCTTACCTTTTGTTTTTACCAAAATAATTAATAGGTATCTATGGAGTTAACCCAAACGCAATACGAATTAATAGTTGACTCAATAGGTCGCTACCGTTTAACAATGGAGCATAGATTTATGGTTTACAACGATGAGGATATACATAAGGCAAATGTATTGAGAAAGGATTTAGGAATAACTGAGCCATTGCCTAAGTGTTATTCCTGCGATGGATTGGCATACTCTGAGGCTTTATTTGGAACATTAAATCAATTAGTAATTAATTATGAAAAATTATATAAAAGTTAAATGTAGCGGAAACGCAGGAGATATAGTATACTCACTTAGTAGTCTATATCAGTATTGCCAAGACAATAATTGCAAAATAGTTTATTATATTAAAATGGATATGCCAAGTGGTTTTACATCAGAAACACATCCAACGGGGGCGGTAATGATGAATGATTATATGTTTGACTTTCTTGCACCTTTGTTAAAGGCTCAACCGTACATTCATGATGTTATTAAACTTGGAAAAAATGAGAATGTAGTTCTTGACTTTGATATTGACCTATTTAGACAAGAATACAAGAATCTAAGTGCAGGGAACATACAAAATTGGATAGCAAATGTATATCACGAATTTAGACCTAATTTAAGTAAACAATGTTTATTCTTGCCGGAGAACATCGGGAACAATTACATCATTGTAAACAGGACTACACGCTATAATAACTTTTTTATTGATTACACCGTCTTAGAGAAATACGAAAATGTTTATTTTGTAGGCACAGAGAAAGAGTTTAAAAGACTATCTATACATAACGATAAGATAACTCATTTAAAAGTTTCAAACGCTTTAGAATTAGCCGTAGCAATTAATGGTTGCAAGTTATTTATAGGTGGTCAATCATTAGCATTTAGTATCGCAGAACAATTAAAAGTTAAAAGGATATTAGAACAGTACCTTTATGCACCCAATGTCATCCCTCAAGGTGGCGAGTGGTTTACCTTTCACACTAACGAACAATTCAAAACAATTTTAGATAAAACATTATGATAGATGAATATGTAAAAATAGGAAATTCATACAAGAGCAAAGTATTTGGTAACCCTCAAGACATTTATACTGATAACTACTGGTCAACACCAATAAGGTCAACCATTGATGAACAAGTGTCTAATGTAGTAGACAAGAATAGACTTGTAATTGAAAACTTAACCCACATTGAACCTAAAATGAGTTTAGAGATTGCTTGTAGTCCAGGTGTATTATTAGGCGAGATGTCTGATTTAGGATTTGAATGCGTAGGAATAGAAGTTGATGAGAAGTACAAACACCAAATACAAAAGTATTCTAAGGATGCTGAGTTACACTTTGGATTCTTCCCTCAAATTGCTTCAGAGTGGGGAAGTGAACAATTCAGTAACATAATCGCATTAGATGTATTTGAACACATTGAAGACTCAAACACTTTCTTAAGCGAATGCAATCGTTTATTAATTAAGGATGGGCATTTAATCATTCAAAGCCCTATAATCCTTGAAGATGGTCAGATGGATGAAAAAATGTTCAACGGGTTAGAACACATATGGATATACGGAATTGAGGATTTAAAAGACCTTTTATTCATTTATGGATTTGAAGTTTTGAAAGTAGATAGACATAGAGTAGGACACGAACAAATAACCGCAAAAAAAATATAATTATGGCAGAAACAAGTAAATCAAGACCACGCAGAGAAGCAAATGGATTCTTTGATAAATATGTAAAGGGTAAAGTAATTGATATTGGAGTAGGAAGAATAGATACCCACGACGGAGCTGATGCCTTAACTGATTGGTGCGAGACTTGGGATAAGGATAACGGCAACGCTGAACTAATGGAGGGAGTTGCTGACAATACTTATGACTTAGTCTACAACTCTCATTTACTTGAACACCTTGACCGCCCAGAACTGGCTATCATGAATTGGATGCGTATTACTAAGCCTAACGGTTATTTGATTATGGCAGTACCTCATAGAGATTTATACGAGAGAAAGACTAAAATGCCGAGTAAGTGGAATTTAGATCACAAATTTTTTATTCTGCCTGATGAAGAAGACCTGCCCGATACCCGAAGTTTAAAACACCTTATCGAAGTAGGATGCAAGGATTTTAACTACAAAATAATCAGCATTGAGACTAATGACACCTCAAATAATAAGGACAAACCCGAAGAACATGGGAACGGGGAATACCAAATAGAGGCTATTATCCAAAAACTTTAAACAAAAAACAATATATTACTTATGAAGACTATGCAAAAACAAACCCAAGTCAACAAGCTTACTGAGGATGCAATCTTAAAATTTCCTGAATTGTCTAAAACTGCAATTGCAAGATTCTTACACGCTACTTATCCGACTCACTTTAATACTATTGAGAATGCAAGAGCAATGGTTAGAAAGTTAACGGGAGCTTCAGGAACAACTGCAAGGAAATATAAGAAGTTAGAACACACACCAGCGAAAGAAACTCAATTCAACTTACCAAAGTCAATAGGGAAGTCAAGAGTATTCTATCAGTTAGACAAATCAATCAAAAATGCTTTAGTACTATCAGACATTCACTTCCCTAACCACGATGAAGAAGCCTTGAGAAATGCTTTAATCTACGGAAAAGAAAATAACATCGATTGTATAATCTTAAATGGGGACATCTTGGACAACGAACCATTTACAAACCACGATGCACCCCCTCAGAAATTGACTGCGGTTGCTGATTGGTTTAATATGGTAGACGAGTTCTTAGATATGTTGATTAAAGAGTTTAATGTACCGATTCATTGGACTGAGGGGAACCATGATAATTGGTATAAAAGATGGCTAATGAAGAAAGCTCCAATCTTATTCAATGATGCTTACTATACAATGTCATCAAGACTTAAGTTGAGAGAAAAGGGCATAAAGTTCCACGATCAAAATGTAATCTTCATGGCAGGTAAACTACCAATCACTCATGGTCACTTATTAGTAAGGGGAGCATTTAGTCCAGTGAATCCATCAAAAGGAATCTTTAATAAGTTAAAAGGTTCAATGCTTATAGGACATTGCCATCAGACAAGTGAACACTCTGAGAGCTTATTAGACGGTACTTTGATAACTACTTACTCAACAGGATGCCTTTGTACTTTAACACCCGATTATGACCCGCACAATATGAGGCATAACTTAGGATTTGCAAGAGTGGAAATTAAAGAGAACGGAAACTACCGAGTACACAATAAAAGGATGGACTACTTTACTAAACAAATTTACTAATATGTGGATAGAAGTATTTGAACTAACGGCAGAACAAGAGGAGCAGGATTGGTACGATTTAGCTGAGTGCAATATTGTATCAAGGTACTTTTTAACTATGGACAACTTTGCAAAGTATATAGATGCAAATGGTTTTGAATATGTATCATTTTACTCTGGAGGTTGTGAATGGATTTCAATTTTAAAAATGGATGAATTTTTAGAATCTTACATAAATAAAAAACCATGAAACCAAGACAAAGAACCGACCATGACTTATTGAGTAAACAAGGGGAGGCAAGTCCAAAGATTAAGAGACCTCAGTTCACTTCTAACTTTACCGCAGATAACAAACTATTCTATTTATACTTAGACATAATAAAACAAAAATAATGGCAGGACATCCAAGAAACTTTGAAACACCTCAAGACCTATGGGCAGAGTTTTGTGCTTATGCAGAACACACTAAGAAAAACCCAAGATATAAGACTCAATTTGTAGGTAGAGAGGGAGACATGGTTAAAGAACCTTTAGAAAGACCTTTAACTATTGAAGGATTTAAAAATTGGTGCTATGATAAAATAGGTGTAGTAGAACAATATTTAACTAATCAAGACGGTTTGTATAAAGAATACATTGGTATCTCTACACGCATACGAGAGTCAATCAGGCAAGACCAAATAGAGGGCGGTATGGTAGGACAGTATAACCATTCAATAACTGCAAGGTTAAATGGGTTAGTTGATAAGACCGATAATAAGAACGAAACATCAGGGGAGATAATAGTTAAGTATGCCGACGGAGTTAATCCTGCATAAGCCACATCAGGCACAACAAGAAATACTAAACTGCGATAAACGATTCATTGTTTTATTGTGTGGGAGGAGGTTTGGAAAGTCTTTAATAAGCTCTCAAATTTCAATCCTTAATATAATGGCTCAGAAAAGAGTCGCATACATTACACCGACCTATCAGTTAGCATCGGTGTTTTTTGATGAAATAGTAAAGTTAGGGGGTAATATATTTAAAACCAATCGAACCGAACTGACCATTAAATTTAACAATGGAGAATTAAGGTTCTTTACTGGCGAGAATATAAACTCATTAAGGGGACATAAATTTCATATGGTCATAGTTGATGAGGCTTCATATGTTAAAGACTTAAAGGAAGCATGGGAGAGAGTTATAAGACCAACACTAACGGACTATTCAGGCAAAGCTTTATTTGTTTCAACTCCAAGAGGTTTCGACTATTTCTTTTCATTGACTCAAAATGATGGGCAAGATTGGAAGACCTTTAAGTTTACAACTTATGATAATCCATTCATTCCAGTATCAGAGATTGAGGAGGCAAAACAAATGCTACCTAACGCAGTCTTTGAGCAGGAGTATATGGCTAACCCAATGCAGAACGCAGACAATCCATTTGGTTCTGATGCTATACGAAACTGTATTCAACCATTGAGTACTAAACCTGCAAAGTATTTTGGAATAGATTTGGCGAAGTCTTATGACTATACGGTTATAATAGGTTTAGACCAAGATGGGAATGTCGCACACTTTGAACGCTTCCAAAAGTCATGGCAACATACAAAGGATACTTTATTACAACTGAATAGGAATACAGTAGGTTATGCAGATAGTACAGGAGTTGGAGACCCGATCATTGAGGAAATAGCATTAAGCATCCCAAGTATTCAAGGCTTTAAGTTTACTGCTCAGAGTAAACAACAGTTAATGGAGGGCATTGTAAGTGCAATACATCAAGGGTTGATAGGTTATCCTAAAGGAACGATAACCGATGAGTTAGAAGTCTTTGAATACAAGTTCACTTCAACAGGTGTAAGGTACTCAGCAAGGGATGGCTTCCACGATGACTGCGTTATGGCTCTTGCATTAGCTTATAAATCATTTAAAGAAAACAAATCAATAGGAACATACAGGATACGATGAATATAAAAACATACCAAGAACTTTACAACGCTATTAAGTTAGGCGAGAACAACGAAATAAGAACGGCATACAATGTGATGTCAGTTCTAACGGGCAAACCTATCAGCGAATATAGGCGAATGAAATGGGTTGACTTTCTTAAAGAACAAGAGGGAGTAACTATTCCTGATATTAGTTCTTTTCCTGATGCGTGGGTAACTGAGTTTGAAGTGAAAGGGGAACGGTTCTTTGTTAACCAGTATATTACCGATTGGAATACCGAACAATTTATATCAATGTCATCCTTGACCAAAGAGAAAGAATCCATCGTTGACAATCTACATTTAATCTTAGCAACATTGTGCTATAAGGAAAAGGATGAGGATGTTCAGATGACTGAGTTTAATCGGAGGGCAGAGTTATTCAGGGAGCATTTGGATGTGGATGTGGCTTATCCTATAGGGTTTTTTTTTGCACTTCTTTTACTGAGCTTATCTCAAGCTATCCAGTCCTCTTCAACAAAGAAAAGGAAGTCGAAGAAGAAGAGCAGGAAGTGGATTGGTTTAGTTCAAAATGGTCTTGGTATGCGACGATTGATAAACTATTTGCGAAAGAAGATAGGTCTAAATTCAACTACTACTTCAAAATGAACGCTTATGACTTTTTAAACCACCTTTGCTATTTAAAAGACAAAGCCGATAATCAACCAAAGAAATGACATTAAGCGACGAGATATTAAATAAGTGTGCAGATGTCCTGCTTGAGTGGGGCAATGCTAACGCTGAGCAAATGCGAATCTTGTTAAGGCAAAGATTAAAGCAAAAACAAACTGAATCTAATTTAGCACAAAGTATCCAGGCGAAGAATCCGACCATCAAAGGTGGTGTAGTTTCAATGGCTATTGATCTAAATGATTATTGGATGTTTGTGGACTTGGGTGTAAAGGGTTTGAAGAATGTCTCAGCCTCAGGAGTACAAACTAAAACTTATACTAATAAAGACTTTCCTCAAGGCTTCTCATTTAGGAATATGGCAACACCACCTCAAATGATTTTAGCATTGCAAGACTACATTGCAAGAAAAGGAATACCTGTAAGAAAGAGCAAACAACAAAGCTCATTTGATGTGGTTGTAGATTCTTTTCAAATGGCTCAAGCAATGGCTGACGCAATTAAAAAGAAAGGTATAGACGGTACTCAGTTCTATTCAGACACATTCAACCAAGAGAGTTATAACGAACTAACCAACAAACTAAGTTCTATTATCGGTCAAGAGGTCGAGTTCAAACTGATAACCGAATTTAAGAGGTAGGTATTTTTAAGGTTAAATAATATAATAATAGTAATGGCAGTTACATTCATCCAACAACCTGACCTTTTCGTGAGTGGTTTTGACCCTATCATTTATTTGGCGAGTTCAAACCAAACTACTCAAACGAACTTTAGATATAGGATTCAAATCTTAGATGCTTCGGCAAATGTAATAACTGAGCTTAGAAAACCTGCTTACTATGCTGACGGAACGGTTGACCTTGACGCACACCGAATCATTGAAAACTATTTAAGTTATGACATGACTAACTTGATAGCAGGTTCGGTAGGGTTTAAAACGGGTGTGAATGTCTACAAAAAGTTCAAAGTAAATATCAGAGAGGAATACGGGACAGTAATCAGTGGTTATGCCAGTGCAGAGAGTTCCTACATTTATGCGATTAATTCTGCTCAGACTTATTTAAAGCAAATCAATAACCCTATAAACGGATTAGCTTATAAAGGTATCCCTGCAACCTATGGAACTTTCTTGACTAATCAACCATCAACAATAGACATAAGAGTCGGAGATAGTTACGAGCTTGGATTCTTGAACTATGCGACCAATGGAACTGACCACATGAGGGTTAAGACTTACGATGAAAGTGGAACGCTTTTAAAGAATAGTACTTTTGCCAATACTTGGGTAGCGGATGCCACCGACAAAGAACACTTCCTATCGGTACTTTGTGGACCAAACAATCTAAACTCTTGGACGGTGGCGAGTGGTTCAGCTCAACCTATGATAGCGGATTCGGTTGCCAAGTATGAAATCAGTTTTGAGAATAGTAGCAATACTTTAGTTTCAAATACTTTGACTTTTAAAATTGATCGGGAGTGTACTCGGGATGGAAATTATAATCGTTTATTTTGGCTCAATCCTTTGGGGCGAATGGATGCGTTTAATTTCACTCAGATAGCTGATGACAATATAAGCGTACAATCTTCTAACTATAACCGTTTACAAGGGACGAGAACAAGCTCAGGGATAACATTCAATACTTACTCACACGAAAGAAGTAACTTCTTTAATTCAAGTAAGCAAAGATACACTTTGAATAGTGGCTATGTAAACTCCGAAACAAGTATATGGCTTAAGGAATTGGTGCAAAGTCCTTTGGTTTATATGATTATCAATAGTCAATTTGTAGCGGTTAATATCTTGACAACTGAATATCAAGCGAAGTCAACCTACAAAGAAAAACTTTTCAATGTTACAATGGAAGTGGAGTTGAGTGCGGATACTAAAAGACAAAGACTATAATGAGGAATGAATTAATCATAGGCGGTTATTCAATAGACACGATTGAAGAACTTGACATCAATATCACTAAAGAGGTTTATAACATAGATGACCCATCTAAAAGACAAAGTGACTTTAGTAAATCAGTTGACATACCTGGTAGTAAGGCTAACGATTTTGTGTTTAAATCTTTGTTTGATGTTTCGTTCTCAATAAGAAATACCGACCAACTTAACCCTGACTTCAACCCAAGTAAGAAAGCTTCTTGTATTTATTATCAAGATACACTCCAACAAATAAGTGGTTATTGTCAGCTAAACGAGATTAAGGTATTAAACAATGACCAGGTAACCTATTCGATAACTATCTATGGAAAAAACATAGACATCTTTTCTAAGTTATCAGATAAGACATTAAATGACCTTACCACTTTAGGGACGGCAACTTGGAACGATACTGAAATTGTAAACTCATGGACTGCAACATTTGACCCGACAATAAAACTAACTTATCCAATGTTGGATAGGGGAGTCAGCAGATATGGGTGGAATGGAGATGCAAGTTACAATCTAAGTTACAACTACAACGCTTTTAAACCTTTCATCTATGTTAAGCACCTTGTAAACGCTATATTTAATGAGGCAGGAGTTAGCTTAGAAGTTGCTTCTTTCTTTGACTCAACCCAATTCAAGAAGTTAATACTTGAATGTGATGTGACTAAATTTCAACTTAATGAAACCGAAAGGGACAATAGTGTAGTAAAGGCAAATATATCAAGTGGAGCTACAATTATACCTGTTAGCACATCAAATGCAGGGGACTTAAGTTTGGTTTATAGTTCAAGTCAAATTAAATATAGTGAGACAGTAGACCCAAGTAACCAGTATAATCCTACAACTGGTACATTTACAAAGTCAGGTAACGGCCCAACTAACTTTGAAGTTAGTTTTTTTGGGACATTAAACAACTCAAGTGCAACGGCAGGAGAAGTATATTTTTCTTTAATTAGGAAAAGGGGAACTGATTATAAGATAATTGAAAGTGTAAGGCATTTTGTAACTACTTCAACAACTAATATTTTTACATACCCTATTTATATTAAAAAGGACTCTTATCAGTTATTAGATGGTGATGAAGTTAGAGTTTGTTTACATCATAAAATATTAAACTCAACGGGTGCAATAGATAATACGGGAGTTGAATATTATCCATTTATTGGAACTACTGGAGATAGTATTAATTTTTATGGAGATGGTCAAATAGAATATGGGATAACATTCCCTATTGCTGATATACTCCCACCGATAAAACAAACTGACTTCTTAATGGGAATTATTAAGATGTTCAATTTGTATATGAGTCCTATCTATGAGAATGGTGTAGTAATTGAGCCAAGAGATACCTATTATACTTCAGATATAGTTGATTGGACAGACTTGTTAGATACTTCAAAAGATTTTACCATTAAGCCTCAGGGACTATTAGAGAATAAAGAAATAGTATTTACTTATGCAGATAATGGGGATGACTATAATAGAGATTTCAAACAGTCAACTTCTTTCAACTACGGATATAGAGATTTAATTTTTGATAACGAGTTTGTAAAGGAAACCAAGAAAGTAGAGATACCATTTACTTTAATCCCGTTGAAAAAGGATGACGATCAAAATGTGATGATGAGAACCATCTTTGATGGGATGTCTCAGGAGAAAAGTCCTAAGCCTATTATCGCCTATTTTGGTGGGATGAAGTCAGGTAGGTTAAGATATTGGAACTATAACAACACAACGGCTACCGACTATACTACTTATCCATACGCTGGTCACATCGATGACCTAATTGCCCCTAATTATGATTTAGCATTTGATGTTCAAGATTTTTATTATTATCTAACACCTACAACATCGGGAGTAACTACAACTGATAATAACCTTTATAATCAATTCCACAAATCACAATGGGAGCAGATAGGGAATAAGGATTCAAAGTTAGTTGAAGCTTGGTTTAAGTTAAGACCGAATGACATCGCAAATCTTGACTTTAGAAAAACATATTGGGTTAAAGATAACGCGTATCGTTTATTAACGGTTCAAGACTATGACCCTAATGGCAATTCAACTACACTTTGTAAACTTTTAAAATTCGCCTATCAAGATGCTTTTGTTCCTACGGTAGTAACTGCAAACGGAGGAAACGGACAAGGCGAGAAAGACGGAGGATATAACACCACATCAGGAGTAATAAAAAAAGGTATCCTTGCTACAGGAGGGAATGTTATAAACGATAACACCAACGGTATAGTAGTAACGGGTAACGGAAACAATTTAGGGGGGGATAATGCAAACATAACTATTCAAGGGGATGACAATGTAATCTTACCCGGTATAACTGATGTTGTTTTGATTAATACAAGTGGTTTGACCATTGCAGAAAGTGGGGTACAATATATCGATGGGATTAAAGTAGATATGAATAGTCCTGTTAATAGTTATACTTTGGCTTATGACTCAGCGACTAACTCAGTTAAGTTTACTGCTCCAGGTGGTGGCGGTGGTGGGGATATGTACAAGTCAGTATACGATACTGATGACGATGGAGTAGTTGATAATGCAGAAACGATAAATGTAATAGTTAGAAATAGTACGGGTGCTACATTGCATCGAGGTAAGATAGTTTATTTAAGTGGTTCAACTGGTTATCGACCTAATGCTATACTTGCTCAAGCCAATTCTGAGACAACAAGTTCAGGGACTTTTGGAGTAGTAATAGATGACATTGCAAATAATAGTGATGGTTATGTATGTGCAGTTGGTACTTTGCATAACTTAGATACACGAACTACCGCAACTAATCCATTTACTTCGGTAGTACTTGCGGACGGAGACACTATCTGGTTAGACTATGCGACTGCAGGTTATGTAACGAATGTAAAACCATCAGCACCATATCACGCAGTTAGATTAGGAGTGGTGGCAAGAACAAGTCCGACTAATGGTAGGATAGTTTATTCCATTATAAATGGATTTGAATTAAACGAGCTTCACAATGTTAGTTTAAGTAGTGAGGCTAATAATGATGTATTAAGTTACGAGAGTGCAACAAGTCTTTGGAAGAACAAAACAATACCTACACTTTTAGGATATACACCCGTAGCAAGTAATACTGCAATAACGGGGGCAACAAAGACTAAAATAACATATGATTCAAAAGGTTTAGTAACTGCAGGTGCAGATGCGACAACGGCTGACATAGCAGATTCAACAAATAAAAGGTATGTAACTGATGCAAACTTGGTTGTAATAGGCAATACATCAAACACTAATACTGGAGATGAAACTGCAACTACAATTAAAAGCAAGTTGAGTATGTCCACTGCAAGTGCATCTTTAATTCAAGAAGTTGCCCCCGTACCTTTGTATAATCAATCCGTATCAAATCAGGGGGCAGGATTTGCCACTGACACTTACTTAACGGGTTCATCAATAGCCATCCCAAATAGTTCCCTAACTGTAGGGGCAAGATATAGATGTATTTTCAATGTGAGTAAAACTGCAGCAGGTGTGGCAACACCAATTATAAATGTTAGGATAGGTACTGCAGGAACAACGGCTGATACTTCAAGGGTAACACTAACCCATTCTGCACAAACGGCGGTTATTGATGAAGGTACATTTGAAGTGTATGTAACTTTCCGTAGTGTAGGTAGTGGAACAAGTGCAGTTATTCAGGCAATGAGTAGGCTTAATCATAGATTATCAGTTACGGGATTAAGCACTGGAGTAGGAGAAGCAAAGGTTGGAACATCCGCAGGGTTTGATTCAACAGTTAGTAACTCAATAATAGGCTTATCAGTCAATGGTGGCACATCAGCATCTTGGACAATTAACCTTGTTCAGGCAGAACTTAACAATTTAATATAAAACAATGGCAAAAACTAAAATAGAAGTAGACCTTATAATCAAAGGTGGCGAAAGTGTAGAACAAGTAGAGAACAAGACTAAGAGTCTCAAGGCTCAGTTAAAGGAAATGAAAGCCTTATTGGCTTCAGGGACTTTGGACTCTCAAGCATTTTCTAAACTATCAGCAGAGGCAGGGGCATTACAAGATAGGATAGGGGATGTAAACCAAAGAGTTAAAAACTTAGCCAGTGACTCACAAAAGTTAGATAGTTTAATAAGTGTAACTCAAGGTATTGTCGGTGGGTTTGCAGCCGTTCAAGGCATAACCGCATTAGTAAGTGATGAAAATGAAGAACTGCAAAAGACAATGGTCAAGTTGCAAGGGGCAATGTCGGCACTTGCAGGTATTCAGGCAGTAGCAAATACTTTAAATAAGGATAGTGCAGCAATGACAACTATTCAAGCTATTAGATTAAGAGTATTAAATTTTGTTGAAGCACAAAGAGCCGCATCATTACAATACACGACAGTCGCAATGCAAAGAGCAACATTTGCGGCGAGAATGTTTGGGGCAGCGTTAGCGACTTTGGGTATAGGTGCTTTGATTGCAGGTATCGTTTATTTAATCCCTAAAATAACTGAATGGGTTTCAGGAAGTAAAGAGGCTACAAAGGCTCAAAACGATTTAACTAATGCTATTGATGCGTCTAACTCTGCTTTAGAAAACTACAATAAGCAAGTTGATTTTAGTACTAAGTTAGCGATAAGTTTTGCAAAAAGGCAAGGCAAGAGTGCTGAGGATATTGCTAAGATAACTATTGATTCAGAGGAAAAGAAACTTAAGGCATTAGAAAAAACCTATGCAGAACAAGGCAAACTATATGACCAATTAGTTGAGGGGATGATGTCGGGTGCAGTTAAAATGGACAAAGAACTATTGAAGCAAACTGGTGATGCGAATGCTAAACTATATGATAGTATAGTCGAGCAAGGCAATAAGGTTGCTTTACTAAAAACTGATACTGATACTGAAGCAATAGTCAAACAAAGAGAAGCAGACAAAAAGGCATTAGAGGAACAAAGGGCAGCAGATAAAAAGAAAGCCGAAGAACGCAGAAGATTAAAAAAGGAAGCCGATGCAAAGTCAATGGAAGATTTAATGACTGCATTAGAGGAAGAAAACGCAGCAGAGGACAGACAAAACGAAAGGATAAGACTGCAAGGCGAACAACAAGCGGCTGAATTATTTGCTCAGTTAGAATTAGAAAATCAAATTGAACAAGATGCAGCCGATAAGCAATTAGAAATACAAAAGAAATTAGGGGAAGAAAAAATCGCAAAACAACAAGCCGTTGAAGCTGCAAGAATTTCAATCGTCAATGATTCTTATTTAGCATTAAACTCTTTAGGTGAGTTAGCATTAGGTCAACAATTTAAAAATACGGCAGTAGGAAAGTCTTTAGCACTTGCACAAATAGCAACGGATACCGCAACCGCTTATATGTCAGGTTTAAGAATTGCTCAGCAAGGTGCTGCAGGTTTAGGCCCTGCTGCTCCATTTGCTATGCCAGTGTTCTATGCTTCTCAAATTGCCGCCATTACGGGTGCAGCATTAAAGGCTAAAAGTATTTTAGGTGGTGGTGGTTCAACAACTCCTCCGAGTGGTTCGGGTGTTTCAGGTGGTTCAATGTCAAGTCAGCCTCCAAGATTAGATACTTTTCAAAGTAACCGTACTCCAATGAACGCTAATCAAAGAGTCTATGTTTTAGAAAAAGACATAACGGATTCTCAAGGAAGAGTTGCCAGGATAAGACATAACGCAACTTTGATTTAAACCTATATTGTACAATCATAACTTTCAAATATTATAAGATTAATGAAGCTACCTTTATATGTTTTAGACATTGACGATAACTTGGAAGATGAAACTTCAGTGTTTGCAGTTGGTTTAGTTTTGCAACCTGCAATAGAACGCAATTGGAGAACTTTTGCAAGTGAAAAAATTTCATTTGATTTTGATGGTACTTTGAACACAGGCGAGGGTAAGGCAAAAGCAATGGACTACATAGATGCAGGGGCTGATGTTTACATCGTCTCTGCTCGTAATAGCAAAGAGGGAATGTACGATGTTGCCGACACTTTAGGCATTGACCATTCACACATCTATGCGATGGGTTCTAATGAAGCGAAAATAGCCAAGATTATAGAGTTATCAATTAGCAAACACTTTGACAATAACCAAGATGTTGTTGATTCTTTAGGTTCTAAAGGCGAAAAGTTTGTGAATCCAACTGAGGGCGAGTCTAAAGATGACTATTTAGCAAGATGTATACCTGCGATGGTTAGCGAGGGCAAAGACCAAGACCAAGCCGTTGCAATGTGTGTGTCTATTTATGACAACTTTTCTGCTAAATTTAGCGTAATAGATGAAGAAAAACGCATTTTAGGAGGGTTTTTAATGACGGCAAATCAGCCAATTTACCGTAGGGATGAGGATGGGAGTGAATATTATGTAACATTTACCTCTGAAAGTATTAGTAAGATAGTCAACAAACTCGCTAAGAGTGGCAAACAACTGACTTTTAATCTTAACCACGATGATAACTTGCCAGTGAAAGGAGCTTATCTACTTAGTCACTTTATTATAGATAGTAGATTAGGGGTATCAACACCTCAAGGCTTCACACCTGCTCCCGATGGTAGTTGGTTTGGATATGTTAAAATTGAAGATGAGTCAGTTTGGGAGAAAGCAAAGAAAGGCGAAATAAAAGGGTTCTCTGTTGAAGGTTATTTTAATGACAGAAAATTAATCGATGCCGAACAAAACGAATACGAAACGATCAAAAATAAAATCATTAATAATATGGAATTTAATAAATTAAAAAAGGTCTTAGGGGAAGACCTAACTAATCAACTTAAGAAAGTGTTTAGCGAAGAAACCCCTGTCGAACCTGCGATTGAGTTCGTAGAGACTAAATTGTTAGACGGTAGCGGAAGTGTTAAAGGTACTTTAGCAGTTGGCGAAGCAGTTACATTCATTAATCCTGATGGTTCTGAAGTTCCAGTTCCTGATGGAGAGCATAACCTTGAGGGTGGTGTTGTTATCACTGTAACAGGTGGTGTAATTGAAGAGGTTTCAACTACAGAAGAAGAATCACCATTAAATGATGAAGCAATGATGTCTAAGGTTAATGAAGCATTGGAAAACCAAGCAAATGACTTCAACAATCAAATTGCAGAAATTCACTCTAAATATGCTCAAGAAATTGAAGCATTAAATGCAAAGACTACTGCATTATTTTCTGCAGTTGGTATCTTAGCAAAAACTGAAGAAGCAGAAGAAGTAAGCAAAGATGTAAAAAGAAAATCAGCATCTGTAAGTGCTTCTAACTTCTCAAGATTAACTGAAATTTTAAACAAACAAAAATAAATAAATACGATGAAACTTAAAAAATTCGCCTACGATACTACGGGATTACCTGCAGTCGTAAATGACCAATCATTAGAGTTGTTAGTTCGTTCTTTCTACGAAGGAAAAACTGGTGCAACTTTCGCAAAACAAACTGGTATCAAATCTACTGCAGATTTGCATTACATCACTACTGAATTGTTCTACCAAGCTGACACTGCATGTGCATTCAACGCTTCAGGTAAGACAGGTTTCTCTAAGAGAACCATCACAGTGGGTAAAATCAAAGTTCAGCAAGAATTTTGTGCTAAAGAACTTGAGGGATTTTGGACTGAAAGAGCCTTAAGACCAGGCACTTCTTATGACTACATTGCATTTGAAACTGACTTCACTAACTACTTAGTAGGTTTATTGTCTGAAGCTAAAGAAACTGCACTTTGGCAATCTGCTATCGGTGGTTCAGGTGGAGCTAACTTGACTCAATTTGATGGTTTCAACAAAATCATTTTGGATGCTTCTGCTACTACTATCAACGGTAACCCTAACTCTATCTTAGTTGCAACAGGTATAACTTCAGCGAATGTTATCACTATTTTTGATACTATGTGGAGTGTACTTCCTGCAAAATTGAAAGGTAAATCAGATTTACAATTCATGTGTGGTGGAGATACTTTCGACAAATTGATTCTTGCTTTGAAACAAGCTAACTTATTCTACTATGATGGTGTGAATGGTTCTGCTTACCAATCTCAAGAGTTAATCTTGCCGGGAACTGGTATTAAAGTAGTTGCTTACTTCGGTTTGGACGGTACTAACCGCATCCACTTGGGCAGAACTTCAAACTTCATTATCGGTACTGACTTGGAGTCTGATGAGGATATGTTCAACATCAGAGAGAACCCAATCAGTTTGACTATGATGCTTGACATCCACTTCAAACTTGGTTGCCAAGTGAAATTCCCTAACGAAATCGTAACCTTTAAATTAGCTTAATCATGCCTTGTCTACTATCAACAGGATTCACTCTTGATTGCCGAGATAGTATCGGTGGTGTCGATGAGATATACATTGGCGAGTTAGAGTATTTAAACACTTCTACTTTTGCAGTGTCAGCAGGTGCAGTTACTACAATGGCAATGACGGGTGGAAAGAAGTTCTACAAATATGAACTTCG